CAATTATCCATTTATGAAATTCATTATCATAATTGAGAGCATCCATTGGGGTTTGACCCCAACGAAGACTAACAATTTTAATATCAAACTTATCTAATTTATATAGAGAATGTAATAAATCTCTCGCATGGTCTCCATAACCCGAACGTGTTGCTACTGGACCTTGAAATACTAATGTTGGTTTCATATTATAATTCTATAACTTTAAATTTTTCTTTTGGTTTCCAATTTGCAAATGCTCCTTCCATACCATCTGATAATGAGTTACACATTGCTTCTAAACTTAATTTACCTTCTCCTAAAAAGTGGTTTCTACCTTTCAATCCTACTGCTTTTCTTTCTTCTCTTCCCATTTTGTAAAAGTCCATAATTAAAGGTGCAATATCTTGGAAATCAACTCTATCATCAAAAATGTATGGTGTTGGAACTGAACCTGTTGTTGAACGAACTGGCCAAATAGGTTTAACCCAATCTCCCCAAACTACACCTGCTTTTCTATGTCTATCGTGTAATGAACCAATCTCCACATAATCTTCTGCGGTTAGTAATTTACCCGTTCCTCTTTCTCTAAATCCACATTGGTCTTGTAATCCACCTGTTACATTTACGATAATTGGAGTTCCTGCCATTACAGATTCAGCAGTTGCTAATCCAAATCCTTCGTTTGATGCCACATTGATTGTTACATCTGCCAAATTGTAAAGATAGTTTAATTGGTCTTCCGTATATTTGTTAGGTAAAAAAATAACATCCGCATCTGGCATACAATGTTCTGCAAATGTGGGTAAATCTGTACCATGCTCCATAACTGGTTCGGTGTGTAATATCATACAAACTTTATCCTGATGTTCTGGTGCAAGTGCTTTACGGAACTCTTCAAATGCTAACATCGCATCCATAGGTTGTTTTCTACGAATGTTTCTGTTATTCCAATATAAAATGAAATCGTATTCTTTATCTCCTAATACAGATTTTTTAAAGTCTGCCGGAACATCTACCGGTTTATACAATTCAGAATTGATACCATGTGGTACATAACTTACTTGCCAATCTTCCGGTTTAGTCCAATGCTTCTCCTTATCCCAACCCCAAACTCTTTTAGTAATACCGTAGGTTTGTTTTGAAATAGTTCCAATCCAATCACAACTTTCGTAGTAATCTCTATTGTATTTTGGGTCTGGCAAATCATCCCAAATGTGATAAAAGAAAAGGGGAACTGATTGACGAATTTCATGCTCAATCTCATATAACCAAATCCAGTATCTCGGGTCTGTAAAGTGTAAGATTGCATCAGGTTTTTCAATCATCAACAACTGACGGATAATATCAGCATTACCATATCCATCCGATGGATATATTTTAACAGAAGCATCTGCTACTTTTGTTATTTCTCTGACATTGTCATTTAAGTCAAATACTTTACCTGCATCAGGATGTTGAATTGCTGCTCCTAACTGAACCCAATCGTATTTATCTACCGTTCCTAAAACTAATTGTTTAGAAACATTAGCAATACCACTCGTCATTCGTAAATCATCGGAGAGTAATAGAATTTTCTTTTTTGCCATAACTTGTTTTAAAATTGTGAACCACTAATTTGTAAAGATGTAGTGTATTCGTTTAATTGTTTTCTAAATTGTTCATCTTTTGTGTAAAGGTCCAAAGAGCGATTGACTAGTTTTTGAAAGTTTATACCACCTCTAATAGCAGCTATCTTAAAATCTTCATCATACAACTTTTGGATTACCTTTACAGTAGTGAGTTTAAGGTTTGCCATATTTAATCGTATTTATGTATATACATATATATACGAAAAATTATTTTCCGTTACAAATACCTCTTTGTTTGAACTCACACCAATCACATAACTTTGTTGGATTTTTAGGATAATCTACATCGGTTCTGTAATTACCATCTTTATCAAATACAGATTCAACGAAATCACTAAACCCTTTCCATGCTTTGTTTACCGATGGTTTGCCGGATGCTGGAACGTGTTTTGAAATACGAGGAACTACAAAGTCTGTATTCTCATACAACTTGCGTTTTAATATAATGAATTCAACATCTATTATATCTTGTGATATTCCTAACAGTTCTGCGTAGAATTTCTTATACAATAAAATTTGTGAGTTTTTAACAGGGTCTGATTTCTGATATTTACTCCATCCTTTTGTAGATGTTTTAAAATCAGTAATACGATACCTACCTGTCTTTTTGTTTTTAACGATGAAGTCAATGAATCCTAAAAAGTTTACATGCTCTGAAATTTTAGTATTGATTGGTTGCTCAATAGCAATCAACTCATCATCTTTTAAGGAAAAGAAGTTGTTGAAATTTTTAGATTTTTGGAAATAATCTAATATAGCATATCCATCTTCTAAAAACTCAACTAGTTCCTCTTTGGAACAGATTGGATTCTGCCCATCGTTTGATTCTTTTAAAAAGAACTCTCTCATCTTTTCTTTGAGGAATTCTTTTGTATTCATATTTTTATCAGCTTGTGATTTTGAAATACGCAAACATCTACTTAAATACTCTTGTAGAGTTTCGTGCATTGCTGAACCAAATACGGAGTGTATATTGGATGATGATTCTCTTAAATCATCTATGTAAGCCAATTTATATTGTTGTGGACATGAAGACCACATACTATATTGGGAAAACGAAACTCTTGCCATAGTGTATTATTTATATACAAATATACAAAAATTATTCCGTTTTTCCAAATATATTAGATTTTTAATTTAAGTTTTGTTATCAACTTTTTATCAATTGCATACTTTTCACAAATGAATTTGATGTTCTCTCTACCCTCACGAGTTCCGTATAAAACTTCAATATAATCCATTGCTTGTCTTTCAGAACAATCGTATTCTTTCTTAATCAAATCAACTAAAAAGGATTCATATTTTTCTTCTCCTTTTCCTTTGATGTATTTAAGATAATACTTACCTTTGGGTATAATATTGATATAAAGATTATACATTTCCTTTGGTTGTAGAGTCTGTGTTAAAGGTAATATGGTTGCAATCAATTCAACCCATTCAGGTTTCATAGAAAGAAAACGATTAATCATAAAGTTACTCCATGTCTTAATGTCTTCTTCTGTGAGTTTGTCAAAATACTTCGGGTCTTGTTCCGATGTAATTGCGTTGATGTGGTCAAATAGTTTCTTTGCCATTATTGAACTAATGTTGATGGTTTATCTCTTAACTCTGTTGGTAACAACTCTTGCAATGCTTTTCCACATTGTGTACACAAATACACTTCAATTGGAATAATAGCATCTTGTGCTTGACCTGTAATCAACTTACTCATCTTCTTAAATCTGAAACCTGGCATAAATGTGTTGTTTCCACATTCACAATCCATATTTCTTGCATCGTTTAGGTTCATCCCTAATGGTAATCCTTGTTCCATTATTTTATAATGTTTAAAATTTGAATAATTGTACTCATAAAGACAATCTCTTTATCTACTACTAATGCATCTTTTGATAAACCTTCTGCTATTGTTAGAATTACATTTGCCGTATTACCTGCTGCATATACCTCTACCTTATCATATAACATAGAATACATTTCGGAGTAATCGTTTAGTTTATTATCAGCAACTGCTTGTCTGATATTCATAAACATATTTCTTTTGTCATCATTTGCTTTTAACAAATCTACCAACTTTGTTTTGAAATCCGATTCCACCATAATTTGATGGTCTACTTTCAACTCTCCTTTTGCAGATTGTAATTGACAAGTATTTAAGATTCTACGAATATCTGGGTAATATGAACTGATAATATCAGCAACATTTTTCACATCGTATTTAATCTTTTCAGCATCTAAAATCCTAGTAACCTGAATTGCAACATCTTTCTTTGTAGGAGGGGTGATTGCAAATGTTTGACATCTACTTTTGATTGGGTCAATAATCTTTTCGTGATAATTACACGTTAGGATAAATCTACAATGTTTGGAGAATGTCTCCATTAAGTTACGCAAGATTGCTTGTGCGTTTGGAGTCATATAATCAAACTCATCTAATATAATAACTTTGAATCCCGCAAACCCCATAGAAGAAGCAAAGTTTTTAACCTTTGTTCTGACAGTATCCACATTGTTCTCATCCGATGCGTTGATAATCATACTATCACATTTAATAGTATTTACAATTAGTTTTGCAAGTGTGGTTTTACCAGTACCTGCTTTACCATGTAATAACAAATGTGGAATATCATTATTATCCAAATACTGTTGAATAGTTTCCTTTACGGTTTCATTTCCTACATATTCGGAAAGTGTTTGTGGGCGGTATTTCTCCACCCATAAACTATGTTCTCTTTTACTATTTTCGTTTTGAAAAAAACTCATATTTTTTTATTTACCTGTTGAACCAAATCCACCTTCACCTCTTGCACTATCACTCAATTCATCTACCACATTCAATTGAACTACTGGATGGGGGATTATAACAATCTGAACTACTCTATCCCCTACTTCATAAACTTTTGATGCTATACCATTTAGTTTATAAAATGTTGCCTGCAACTCTCCTCTATAACCTGCATCGATTACACCAACTGCGTTAGTTAGTGATAAATCATAATTACGAATAGATGAACGTGGGAATACCAATCCCACCATACCTTCTGGTATTTCCATTGCAATACCCAAACCATAAGTAATTTGAGTTGGAGTTTGACTTAAAATTGATGTTGCCACCAAATCTAAACCAGCATCACTCTCTTTTGCATACTTTGGTTTAACTGCATTTTCATGTAGTAATTTAATTTTTACTTTCATTTTCTTCTGCTCTTACTTTTTTACTTTCTTCTGAAATTGGTCTTGGAAAAATTCTAAATACCATTCCGTTATGGTTAAATGATAAACCTTCTCCTTCAAATGGTTTTAAATCAATACTCAAATTACCAGCTGGTTCTCCTTCATTAGAGAATGCAAATACTTCTGGTTCGTTATTGAAAAATTGAAAACACCATTCTACATCTTCAATTACTTTTGGTGTTGATTCTAACACCTCATCATTTTTTTGTTCTTCTGCCATTTTTATTTTATTTAGTTGTTTACAAATATACGAAAAATTTTTTAGAAATCAAAGAACTTTTTTGCAGTTTGCGCTGATGCCGATGCTTTTTGCCATTTAAGTGCATTATAGAAGTCATCTAATTTGTTCTCTAACTCTGCTTTGAAAATCATATCTCTATCGATATACTGTTCCACAAAGTCCATAATCTCTTTTGGGTCATTATAATCTTTGAATGCAACTGTATCTAATCCTAATGGGTTTTGTCTTAAATAAACCCACTTAACTTTATCACCATCTCTGATTGGTTCGTGTTTAAACGGACAATCAAAGAACTTCAATAATCGGTTGTATGCAATACCTGCTTTAACGTGTGCCGGAGTTCCTTTCTCAAAGTTAGCAATTGCTAATCCACTATCTTTTCTCCAAGTTCCGTTATCATACTTACTTAATTCTTTAATTGCTCCACCTTTGGCAATGTTGTTTACAGGTAATGATGGTAAACTTTTCTTAAATGTTAGTAAGGTTTCATCAATATAAGCATTATCTTTACCCATCAGAATATCCTTCAACATTGTAGACATAAACTTCTGAAATGCTTTGGGGAATGATGAACGAACTACATCCAATCCTTTAACATCCAACTTATCACATTTGATACCATTCTTTAATACCATCCATTGTGCATATCGTTTCTTTGCTACCCAAAAACCTGCTTTGGAAATGTATTCTTTCTTAATCTCAAATCTGTGTTTATCTTTTGGAATACAAAAGAATCTTTCCGATAATAAATTGTAGAAATTGTTTAAGAATGTTTGGGTTTCTTCTGCAATAGTATTAACCTCATCTGCCATTCTTTTCTCATCAAATTCTTTATATTCAGGGTATCTGTGTTTTACCAAAGGTTCTGCTAACATATAGATTGAATCGGTATCTATATAGACATTGTAATCTTCTTTTGTACCTAATTCCTTCCAATATTTGATGTTTGCCATCTCTGCCGTTTTCTTAATAACAGTTTGACCCGTAATCGTAACTGCCTCTGCATTATCAATATCGTAAAACCGAAAGGCAGGAAGACCAAGAACACCATACATAGAGTTAAGAAGAATTTTTTGGACAAGCTGGCGTTTCGCATAAAACTCATATTTTTCCGTATCACCCGCTTCACCATATTGTTTTTCTAGCTTTCTAAACTCTACACGTTGAGAGAACCAAGTATCCAAAATATCGGCAATCAGACCTGGTTTATCCTGTGAATACAGAACACCATTTGCTGCTACTCCTAAATTGCTATCTTTGATTACTTCTTTTAATTCTTCTTTTGTGTAGTCGTAGTTATCTCCGCCATTACCAACAATGGTATATGCATCTGCACCACCTCTAACCCACTCTTCTGCATCCCAATTCTTAATCTTTCCGATTTTAGTTTCAGGACTAATGTTTAGAGTCATAATGATTGATGGATATAGAGATGTCAAGTCCAAGTCATAAATCCAATCATACTTACCAACGATAGGTTCTTTTACATAAGCTCCGATGAATTTCTCTTCGTTATTATCACGAAGTGCTTGCATCTTCTCCTTTCTATCCTTTGGTTTATTTGGTGCTACTAAACCTTTCTTTTTCAGATACGCTAAACACGCACCTTCCAAATATTTTGATGAGAACATATAATCTTCATACGGAACGAATCCCGCGTGGCAGATTGCTCTACATAACTCAATGAATTGGAGTTTCTCATCCATTGAAACTACTAACTCAACGTCAGTAATGTTATACTCAATGAACTTCTCCAAGTCAGTTTCAAACAAATCATCTAAACTTCCTTCGTATTCAATCTTACCTCTACCTAACTCTTTGGTTGCTATGTGATTAAGAGTATAAGAACTCTCTAACCCATAATTATAGTTTTTATATAAATTTATGTAATCTAAAATAGAAACTCCACCCAAACTCCACTTTTGTCTATATGGTGAATAGAAAGTTTGCCCAATACGAGATAATCGTTTTGCGTGACCTTCACCACATACTCTCTTTATACGATTGTATAAATAAGGAATATCAAAGAAGTCAATATTCCAACCTGTTAGAATGGTAGGGTCTACACTCTGATAATAGTTTAAGAATGCCATTAGTAGGTTTCTCTCATTATCAAAGATGTGAACCTTTACTTCTCTACCATCTTTACTGAATTGTTGTGCAGTATTCTTTACCTTTCTATCTTTGTCTAAAACAAATACTTCATAAAGTTTACTTGCACTATCATGTGCAGCAATTGCAGTGATTTCATTCTGTGCTTCCAAAGTAGATGGAAGCCCAGAAATCATTTCACACTCAATATCAAAGGTCATTACAGTATGTCCTTGTGATGGTAAATCATTATCGTATATATCAACTAATACTCTCGTTGTTTCGGGAACATCAGACTCAAATAAATCCTCTGCCTCATCCTTTTCCCACTTTGATATTCTGGTTAGTTTATCCCCATGCATAGAGTTGTATTGTCCATAAGGGTCTTTCTTATAAGCATACTTTCTATATGGAAATGTCTGATAACCATTCTTATCATCCCATAAGTGAATTAAATTCTTTTGTCTTTCGTAAAATATATTTTGATACATTCGTTATTATTAAGGTTTATAGAAAATAAAGATTGGTTCATATTTGTAAGATGTACCATTTATCTTCATACTATTTTTCACTCCACTCAAATCAACCCCAGTCATTGGAGACATCGTCATTCTCAATTTACCCTGATATTCCATTCCCAATTCAACTAATATATCAATTGAATCTTGTTCTAATGTCCACCATTTATCAGCTCCCACTTTAATATCTGCGATGTTCCAACAGATGTATCTATCGTTTCGTAAATATTCATAAGCAGTTGTTAAAGTAGGTCGTAAGAATCCATCTCTCCAACTTTCGTAACTAGCAAACTTCTTAAACGATTGAGTTTCATCATCTGAATATCTTTCTCTATCAAAGTATGGTGGAGATGTGAATACAAAATCCAACTTACCTTTATACTTTTGGAATTCAGGTTCTTCATCAATAATCTCAGAACCAGTTGTAAAGATTTCATAAGTGTTTTGGTGTCCCCAAAAAGGATTACTTGCACCTGGAATCTTATTGTTAAAGAACTCTGCTAAATACTCATATCTAGTTTTACCAATTTCAGGTATTTGGTTTTCAGTATTAGGGTCATTACCTATATAATGTAAGTTTCTATCATCTACTGATAATGCTCCTAAGATTCTACCACCCCAACCTGCCGATGGGTCATAAATGTTTATAACTTTTTGGTCTTTAATGTGGTTGGTAAATCTTTGATACAAATACTTTGCAGTAAGAGGAGGAAAGTTTACTGCTGCTTGTGTTCCCATACCAATACGGAATGCCGCAGTTGCTTCTGGAAAGATAGTTTGTCCGTATTCATATGTTTTAATCTGAATAGGTTGTTTTGGAATATCAACTAAATTGTCAATATTATCTCCCCAATCCGCAGTTTTAAGTGATGAAATATTTTCATACTTCAATATCCCTGCTTTGTACAAATCTTTTACCTCTTGTGCAGTAATTGGTGGAGATGGAACTTTACTATCTGCTTGTGATAAACAAAATCCATGTCCTGGTTGTGTATCCCCTGCTGCCCATTTTTCAATCCATTCTTTACCACTCTGAATATGTGAATTATGAAAATCAGGATGATTTAAGTGTAATGTTTTTGTAAAACGATACATACCATCTTGACGAGTCAATCTTCTCATCTGTTTGATAAAGTTAGGTAAATACTCATCATCTACAAAAATATCATAGATTGATGGTTTTGGTTTATCATAGGTTGAACCACCAATACCTGTTTTATACATTGCAGGAAAGAATTGGTTTACAGGTGTTGCAAACTTGTTAAAATTAAAAATAATATCGTTTCCATCATCATCCTTTTCTTCAAACTTATCTACCTTATAGGTTTGTAGTTTGGAAAAGTTCTCAATGATTTCAGCTTCATCAATTCCAATTTTAGGAGGTGCGTCAGTTGCTTGCCATCTTTCAACGGCAGTTTTACGAAAGAACGCCACCCACTCTTCAAATTGAGTGAATGGCATTTTTAATACGTCTTCGTATTTAAGGTTTATCTCCGGAGAGTAAATCCAATCGTTCTTTTCGTAAA